ACAATGTGCTTTAATAGGAGGCTTCTGTCCTAAACTAGACCATATTTCTCTGACTTGAAATTTGGGATCAATATCTCTAGGAAGATTTGTGACCGATTTAATTGTTTTTACGTCTGATGCATCAGAAGTGAGAGGTTTGCCAATCACACGAACAAATTCATTTTTGATGAAGCGAGGAATTGTCTGATTGTTATATTCTGGCTCAGATCCTATGAGTCCTTTGAATTTGTGCTCAAGTGCTTGATATGTATAAGGATCACCGTTCACGTGAAATCTGTCCAGTTTTACTAAATATTCCTCTTCAGTATCTCCCTTTTTACTATATTTAATTGTCAAATAGGCTAAAAGTTGAATATTTTTTCCTAAGGCATCGGTTCCTTTATAGATAAGGGCGTAGCGATTTTTGAGTAAAGAATCTTCAGAAATACGAATTCCAGTTGGAGTATCATCTTCAAAAAGTTGTAAAAAGCCACCCCCCTCAGAAGTCAAATATCTGTTCAAAATGCTATAATTTTGATCTTTGATATAGAGGCGATTGGATGGGGCAATAGAGCCACCAAAAAAACTTCTTGGTTTTTGTTGTTCTCGTGAACCAAAGAGAGGAAGTTGCTTAAATTCATCAGGGCTGATATATTTCGTATTTTTCTTGCGTTCTGCTTGTTCATTCAAAACAGCAAAAGAAGAAGGAATTTCAGCATCCATCACTGAAAGTGCGAGTGCAGCAAACACTTGGAGAATACGAATGAAAAAATAAGCAATTAAATAACAATTTTCTTTTCGTTTCGTTTCAAGTTCTTCAGGCATTGAGGATAATTCACTGGCCTTTCTAAAGTAAATTTTACCCTTATTATCTTTTAAAGGCATAACTTGAATATCCTTAAATAAAGAATCTAGGTTATCGGCTGTGAACATAACATACCGTTTGCATTCTGTGGGAGATGCAAGGGCATAATAATCCAAAAGATTAGATTCTTTTAACATCCAACCAAGAATTCTTTGAATTAATTCAGAGGTTCTTAATGTTTTTCGTTTTAAATCATTTTTCAAAGGTACAGAAGATCCGATACCCATCTCTATTTAAGCATAATCTTTTAGAATAGGTTCAAACAATTTTTGAGAGGCTTCCAATTTACGGAAACATTTATGAAGAGTTCCTTCACTCACTCCACAAACATTTGCGATGCGTTCATGTGTGATATCGGGATGTCCCATGCGAGGAAGGACGTATGCAATCACACCCGCCGCAAGTGAAGGAGGCATATTTTCAGAGCATAATTCTTTGGATTCTGCTTCCTGCGCAATGCGTGTAGCAGCTTCCTGGATTTTCAAGAAGGCATTTCTTGAAACTGGAAGTCTACTGAGAGGATGGGCAATATAATCTGCTGCGCGTGTGCTGGAGAGACTTGCAGGTGCAGATTGTTCTGCAAGTAAACCACGTTGAGTTGCCATACAAAGAACTTCTTGGAAATATTTGAAGGATTTTGTAAACTGATTGCTAGTCAAATGAAAGATTTCTGCAATTTCTTTGGGTTTTCTGGGTTGACCAACCATTTTCAGCGCTGAGTAAATACAACTGGCTACTACAGCAGTTCGTGACATACCTCTGCGATCACAATGTTCAACCAGACGAATATAGAGGTCTTTTGCAACATCAATTGTTCTTCCATCTAGACCGTGATTTGATGCAGCAAGGGCAAGTTGTTCAAAGACTTGAAGAAGTGCTCGTTCTCTGTAAGGGAGAAGATTCCAAGTGTGATATCTTCTTACTCTGGCCATCGCCATACGATTGGATGCATTGCCACCTTGTGCTCTTGATAGGATTATTGTTCCTAACATGGAGCTGGGAAAGCGGACATCCGTGGGTGCACCTACACGACAAGGATCTGTTGAACTTCTGTCTTCAGATCCAAAGAATCTGTACTCTGCTCCAGCGTCAATCGGACGCTCAATCACTTCTCCACAGGCTTTGCAAATATATAGATCTTCCTGTTCCCAAAATTCCTTATCTGCCTTACAAGATGGACAACAATCTTGGAAGCCAGGGATAGTCTTCTCAGTAGTTTCTTGGAAATAGGAGTCTAATTGTTTATCTTCAAAATAGGTTCGGTGAAGTCCAGGGAAAAGGTCTGTCATGGCTAATTAAAAAGAAAAGAAAAAACTCGTCAATTTTACTTTGCCGCAATAGCCTTGTAAAGTAAATTGACATTCTTTTGGCTTGTCTTCAAGACTTGGAACCATTTTAATATGTAGGCATTGAAATCAAACGTGGTCATATCCGTGGTTCCAAAAAAATGCGTATGAATGGAATTTAAAGGTTTTCCCTGAACTTGAATCCCGCTATGAAGATTTCCTTGTCTGAGTACACCAAACTCTTTTTTTCTTGTCTCAGCCCCTTCATCACTTTGAAACATGCGCCACCAACCATAATTTACTTGAATCGGAAATTCATAGCTATGTTTGACAAGCCCTTTGAGATCTTCTAAGCATCCTTGTTCAAAGAAGCGACTTGTCTTACAAAGATTAAACCAAAGTTCAGCAATGTGAGAACTATTCATCCATAAGAATCCAGCGTTGTAAATTCCATATTTATCAGTATCTCGTTTGCGAATCATATGAGGAGAAAGGGCAAGCTGTGTACCTTTTGGAATTTCTGGAAGTGCAGAAAGAAAGCAAATATCTGCATCACAGAAAAGAAGACCATTTTCGTGGGAGGCCATTTTTGAAAACGCCCATTGGAAAAGCAACGGCTTTTCTGCCGTAAAATCTCCAAACAGAGTTTTGAATGTTTTTCCAGGTCTTGATTCCATATCTTTTCTTGTAAGCCCACTGTAACGATTCAGTGCTTCATTTGTAAAGAGATTTCCTTTGTATCGTTTCTTTTGAGATAACCAAGAAGAGACTTCAGAATCACAATATAAGTAAATATCGGGTAAGGTAGTATTCCAAAGTTCCAATGTTATAAAAAGAAGTTGAAGATCAGCAATTGCGAATTCGTTCGCGAGTGTCGCAATTGATGTTGGAGTAATTGTATCCATTATGTATAAACAGTAAAGAATGTTTAGACTATGAATTGGTAAACAGAAAGTGCAGAAAGACTTCCCAAGAATTGCACAAAGACAAATCCACCAAGTTCTTCAAGAGTCAAAGCACCTTTCAAATAGAAAGCAAGAGAAACCGCAGGATTGACAAGACCGCCACTGACAGAAGCACTGAGCCAAACTACAACCGCAAGAACTGCACCGATAATGAATGCATTTGAGGTTGTAAAAATGGAAAGAACAAGCAGGAAGGTACCAAGGAACTCATAAATGAGAGGAAGGAACTTCATTCTACTAGTAACGAATAAAAATTGAATCGCGAAACCCTGTAGTACCTAGGTAGAAATCCAATGGCACTCCGTCGTATTCAAAGAGAACTTGCAGAACTTCGCAAAGATCCACCATCTAGTTGCAGTGCAGGTCCCAAAGATGAAAATGATTTATATAAATGGGAAGCCACGATCTTTGGTCCTGATGATAGTCCATTTGTTGGAGGCATCTTTAATCTTCTAATTCAATTCCCGGTAGATTATCCTTTCAAACCTCCTTCTGTACAGTTTACAACGAAGATTTATCATCCAAATATTAATCCTGCTGGGATTATTTGTTTGGATATTCTGAAAACTCAGTGGTCACCTGCGCTAACAATCAGTAAAGTGCTTCTCAGTATTTGCAGCCTTCTCTGTGATCCGAATCCAGCTGATCCTCTTGTTCCAGAGATTGCTCACCAGTATACAAAGAATCGGTTGGCATATGATCTGGAAGCCAAGCGGTGGACAATGCTTTATGCAACAGGGGGCACACGTTAAACTTCTTCTCTAGTAGAATGAAGACTACAGAAGAAATCTTATATTTCATAGGAATCTGGGCGATTGCAATTTTAGCCATGGCGCTTGTAATACGTTACACACAATACAAATCCTTTTTTATTGTTCGTCCTGCGATTGAAGTAAAAGAACCGTTTGAAAATGCACCTGAAAAGGTTCGCGGTATCACAGAGGCCTCTACAGATTTAGACAAGGTCCAACCGGCTGATGCTGATCTTGCAAACTTATCACAACCTTACCATTTACTCCGTGGTACCCTTCCTGATGCCACTCGTGATAAGACATCAGGGATGTCAGCGCAACGATGCTTTGAAACCGATTTCAATCGTCGCATTGAAAAAACTGGAAATTACAGACAACTTACAAACAACTATAAGAGATTAAATCCTGATAGTTGCACTGCTCCTATGACAGAACTTGTCACTTCTTTCTATAATGTTACCCCTTTACCTCCTGCATAAAGCAGGCATAACCTCCTGCATAAAGCAGGCATAACCTCCTGCATAAAGCAGGCATAACCTCCTGCTTAAGATATATTTTGCTCGGTGGGTGGTGAATCTGAAATAAGACAGACCTCCTGTTTGGGGCGTTTCTGTGCAGGTTCAGGAACTTTAAAGGTTCCCTTTTTTGCTTTTTCCACGTTTTCCCAGAAATCATCGCGAAGTTGCTTTGTACCTTCATACCAAGCAGGTTCACGTGAAACAATTTCCGTATGAAATGATTCAACATACCAAGGAACTTCATCTATTTCAAGGAATCCTTTGCCCACATATTCATTCCTTTCTTCTGGTGTATATGCATAGACCATTTGATATGTTTCTTCATGAGAGAGAAGCCAAAGAATACCTCCAAAGATAGGATGTTCAGGTTTCACAATTGTATCTTGTTTTGCATTTCGTGAACAAATTTTTGCTTCAATATACATACATTCATCAATATCTGTCACTTCCATTTGAATCTGCATTTGGCACCAGTAATCAAAAGGGATTCCCTCACCA